ATTAATGCTTACAAAAGTTTTAGCGTTGGTACTTGCTTCAATAGAAGTTATGAGTATAAACGAAAATTACAAAGTTGTTAAGGGAATAGATTTATGGCAGTCGGCAAAGTTATTGTTTGCACGAGCAAAAGAAGTTAAAGACAACATTAATAAGTTAAAATGAATTTAAGCGCACACGTTACGTTAGCAGAATTTCAAGATTCATCAACTGCAACAACACACGGAATAAATAATAAAATGAACGAGTCGCAAATTGCGTCCGCAAAACTTTTGTGTGAAAACGTGTTTGAACCGTTAAGAATTCACTTAAACACACCGATTAAAATTAGTTCAGGTTTTCGTAGTTTACAGGTCAATAAAATGATAGGCGGTTCGAAGACTTCACAACATACAAAAGGTGAAGCAATGGACTTACAAATAGGCGCAAATGGGTTTTTCTTTATTAAAACAAAGTTAGACTTCGACCAATTAATTTGGGAATTTGGAAACGATGAAAATCCTTCGTGGGTTCACGTTAGTTATAGTTCTAAAAATCGTAAACAAGTATTAAAAGCAACCAAAAAAAATGGAAAAACTATTTATTCTAATTATTAGCATTTTACTTTATTCGTGTTCGGCTCAATATCACTTGAACAAAGCAATAAAGAAGGGTTTTAAATGCGAAGAAACAGGCGATACAATTCGTATTACAACTTTAGATAGTATTCCGGTAATTGTAAACGACACAATAGTTTGGGAAAAGTTTATAAGCACTAAAGACACGGTTATAAAATACAAGAATGTTTACGTTCCAAAAACACGAATAGAATTAAAACGTGAATACAAAATAAAAGTAAAAACTATTTACAAAGACAAGGTAGTTGAAAAAGCACAAGCACGAGCTGAAGGCAAAAAGAATAGACCTAAAGGAAACTTAAACCTTCTTTTTGTAGGTGTTGGAATAGGTTTATTACTTTCGTGGCTTTGGAAAAACGGAATTAAATCTATAATCTAAATTTTTATGGCAAATAACAGCGCAAGGTTTCGACTAAAACAAGACGAAATCGAAATACTTATGCAGTATCGTGGCATCAAAAATGCAACTGATGAAGCTGGAGTTGATGACAAAGACGTAAAACACGGATGGTTAAAAACCAAACAAGCAAGTTTATTCTTTAAGAACCCAAACTTTAAAGTTGAAGAACTAAACGCTATTCAACAAATAAAAGACGAATGTATAAAAGAAGTAAAAAAATACGCACCAAAATATACTGATACAGCAATAAAATATGATATTGATACAGACGGACATTTACTTGTAATTGATATTGCGGATTTACATATTGGAAAACTTGCAACAGCATTTGAAACAGGCGAAGAATATAATTCACAGATTGCCGTTAAACGTGCAAAAGAAGGACTACAAGGCATTTTAAATAAAGCTAAAGGTTTTTATATAGACAAAGTTTTATTTGTTGCAGGAAACGACATTTTACACACCGACAACACTAAACGAACTACAACAGGTGGAACACCACAAGATACGGACGGAATGTGGTACGACAATTTTTTAATGGCGAAGAATTTATATATTGAACTTTTAGAACAATTAATAATTTTTGCAGACGTTGAAGTTGTTTACAATCCAAGTAATCACGATTTAACACACGGTTTCTTTTTAATGCAGTTAATAGAAGCACACTTTAGCAATTCAAGTATTCGTTTTAACGTAGATTTAAAGCACCGAAAAGCGTTTAGGTACGGAAGTAATTTAATAGGAACGACACACGGTGACGGAGCGAAAATCGAAAACTTACCTTTATTGTTAGCAACGGAGTTTCCTATATTATGGAGCAAAACTAAACACCGATATATTTATTCGCATCACGTTCACCACAAAACAAGTAAAGATTTTATAGGAGTAACATTTGAAACGTTACGTTCTCCTTCAGGTTCAGACAGTTGGCATCATAAAAACGGATATACAGGCGTTCCAAAAGCGGTTGAAGGTTACATACATCACAAAGAATTTGGACAAGTCGCCCGAATTACCCACGTTTTTTAATGGTTTAATCATTTTTTTTTGTATCTTTAATTATGATAGGAATTTATAAAATAACAAGTCCAAGCAATAAAATTTACATAGGTCAAAGTGTAAATATTGAAAAAAGATTTATTGGTTATAAAAGAATGTATGTTAAAAATAAAAAACAAATAAAGTTACACAGGTCTTTTTTAAAATATGGTGTTGTTAATCATATATTTGAAATAGTTCAAGAATGTTTGGAACAAGAATTAAATAATTATGAAAGGTATTATCAAGAATTATATAATTGTCTTAATAATGGTTTAAATTGTGTTTTAACAAAAACAAACGATAAAAGCGGAAAAGTTTCAATTGAGACTTTAAAGAAAATGTCTGAAGCTTCAATGGGCAATCAAAATTGGTTAGGTAAAAAACACACTCAAGAAACAAAAGACAAAATATCTTTGACTAAAACAGGAATAAAATTTACTGATGAAATTAATAAAAGTAAAGGTAGAAAAGGAAGGGTAAGTAATAGAAAAGGTATTTTTTCAGAACAACACCCAAGAAGTATTAAAGTATTACAATTTGATTTAGACAATAAATTTGTAAAAGAATGGAATTGTTTAATGGATATTAAAAGAGAATTAGACTATAATATTTCATCTATAAGTTTATGTATAAATGACAAATTAAAAACTTATAAAAAATTTAAATGGAAACGTAAAGTTTCGCATATTTTTTAGTTTGATTAAATAATTTATAGTATATTTGTCATTCATAGTTAAAAAAAAGAAAACAGTTGTAAGCTCCCCAGCACGCAGCTGTTTTTTTTTGTCACAAATTGTTACAATAAACGGTATAATTCCGATTTTGTCTAGTTTTTTAAACAATAAACTTGACATTTTTATGGTTATAACCTTAATAATAGCAAAGATTTTAAGGGTTTTACCTGTATAATAATACATTATTAAGTAAAATTTACCTTAATTAAGTGTTTTACTTATTTAGAATGAATATAAATTACGTTTTTTTCTATTCAGAAAAGCCAATAAACACAAGGATTTTAAAAATAAATTAAAAATAATTGTTAAAAAGTATTGTAGTTATTAAAATAGTATATATATTTGCATATAATTATTAACGAAACAATTAAAACTATGAAAACAGAATTTAACAAAGTAATTGATTTCTTGGAAACACAACAACAGGAAAACAAACTAAACACGAACCAACTGCATTTAATTATTCAAACCTTATGTACATTTTTAGACGATGAGCAATTGCAGGAAGTAGAAAATTTATTTAACCAATTTAAAAAATAAGACTATGAAAGACTACAGAATTGAATACCAAGACAAAGACCAGAACGAATTATTTATTGGAATTGTAACCGCAGTTGATTTAGAAGATGCAACCGATTACGCCAACAAATTAATGGCAGAAACTAAACTTAATGATTTATACACATTTGTAATAACTGAACTATGAAAAATTTAATTGATTACTTTACACCAACAACCCAAGAACACAAATCGTTTTTAAGGCACTTTTTAAGCACTCTAACGGCTTTTATTGTGTTGGGTGGTATGTTCTATTGTTTAATGTATTTAAAAGCGTTGTAAGATGAAAAATAGAAATTTAGAATTTTGGAATAAAGGTTGGGAATTAACCTATGAATTTACAGGTTGGACTTATTCAATAGCAGGAACTTGGGAATTTAACGACTATGACGAAGTTTCGGAGTTTGCATTTATAGAATTAGATGTTGAAGTTTCGGAAAAGTGGTTAACAGAAACAGACGACAATTTACAACCGCACGTTCTTGGGGTTCGTATTTTAGAAGACTTACGTTTAGAAATGCAGGAAGCAATAAACAGTGATTTGGTACATTATAACTTCTGGGAATGGAAAGCGAGTAACGATGAAAGTAACTATAATTTTTACCACGAACTATGAAAGCAGGAACTATATACGACCAATTAGATTGGTGGCAAAGACAATGGCGCGGTTCATTTGATTTAGGGTTATACCTTGAGATTTGCAGAATTAAAAAAAACGAACAAATAAAATATAAAGAAATGAAACGATTTAAAGCAACATTTAAAACTTGGGCGTATGTTGGCGCACCTGTTAAGTTAGAAACACGAATAGTTGAAGCTTACGACTTCCAGCACGTTAAAAACTTAATACAAAAAAACGATGATATTATTTTAGAAATTAAACAAATAGAAAAATGAAAACAGCAGTACAGGAAGTATTTAGCGATTTAGAAAAATTGCACCCAAATTTATTTAATGTTTACACAACCGAAGGCAAAGAATTTATTAACCATTTTCATAAATATTTAGAACTGGAAAAACAACAAATAGTTGAAGCACACGGAAACAAATTAAAGAAAAGTAAAGACGAAGGAAATTACGAATATTGGTTTAGTGGCGAAGACTATTACAACAAAACATTTAAAAACACGAAACAATGATAGAACTAATAAAAGAAATAATAGAGCAAGATGGACTTGCACAAAAAAACCGAAAACGTGAAATAGTACACCGAAGAATTTATTTGTTTAGGAAGCTACGCGAAGACGGACACACACTTAAAGGAATTGGAAGTTTGTTTAATATGAACCACGCTACAATATTACACGGTTTAAAAACTTACCAAGACTTAAGCGATGTAAACGACAAGTTATTTTTACACGATATAGAATACTACAAATTGCTTTTGAGTTTAGAACGTCCAGAACTTGACTTGCGAAAAGAAATAAAAGAAGCAAAGAACTTAAAAGACTTGCGTAAAATTCAGTTGAGAATAAGAAATAAATTTTATTAATCGTGTTTATGTTAAATTAATTATTATATTTGCGATATGGTTCGGTCTCACGTAATAGAACAAAAAAAATTATTAACCCTTGTTAATGAAGCAGAAGTGAGACCCTGCGGATTTAACAGGGGTTTTTCATTTAAAAAAAATTAGAGTATGAAAGGTTGGATTAAAATACACAGGTGCTTATTAGAAAACCCAATTTACAATTGTGAGCCATTTGATAGGACACACGCTTGGATTGATTTATTATTATTAGCAAACCACAAAGAAGGATATTTTTATAAACGTGGTATTCGTATTGATGTAAAAGAAGGGCAAGTTGGTTACGATATTGATAGTTTAGGTAAGCGCTGGAAATGGTCAAGGGGCAAGGTTGAAAGGTTTTTAAATTCGTTAGAAAATGATAAAAATATAGTAAGGCAAAAAAACAATGTAACTACTTTAATATCAATAGTTAAGTATAAAGAGTATCAAGCAAACGATAACGCAAACGAACACCAAACGATAAAGCAAACGAACACTAACAAGAATGTTAAGAATGAAAAGAATGAAAGAAGTATATTTATAGAACCTACTTTTAATGAAATACTTGAATATTGTACACAACGAAAAAACGGAGTTGATGTAAACAAATTTTTAAATTTTTATTCTTCTAAAGGTTGGATGGTTGGTAAAAATAAAATGATAGATTGGAAGGCTTGTGTAAGGACTTGGGAAAAACCAATAGAAATACAAGAAGTTAATGAACCTAAAAAATGGAAAGCACCGTGGAGTTAAATGGATATAAAATAACCGAAGCTGGAGACGTAATTACTCAACTATTTAAGTATAGAGACAATTACAATAATAAAGGCAAATATTTAGGATTTAAAAGTTTACACGAACATTATTCTATGAGTTTAGGAAATTGTACGGATTGGACGGGTTTTCCTATGAGCGGTAAAACGCAAGTATTAATGGAATGCTTAATGAACACTTCTAAATTTTATGGTTGGAAGCATTTAGTTTATTTCCCTGATGTTGGTTCTAATGTAGAAATAATTGCAGATTTAATACATAAGAAAACAGGCAAGAGTTTTAACCCATTAGACCGGAACGCTATTGAAGACAAAGAAATAACACAAGCTATTGATTGGGTTTTAGAACATTTTAAGGTATTAACTAAAAAAGACGTTAAGGCAAAACTTACACCAATACAATTTTGGGATATGGCTGTTGAACTAAAAAAACACGATGAACTACATACAGCTTCAATTGATAGTTGGAAGGACTTAAACCACCCTTATAACGATTATGGTGGCTATGCACAATATTTAGAATATGTATTACCGTATAGAAACCAAATAGCAGAAGACAACGATTTACATTTGCATACAATTATACACCCTAAACTAACTGAAAAAGAAAACGGAAAAAGAAACGCTCCTGTTCCTTACGATTTAAAAGGTGGCAGCGAATGGTTTAATAGTGGTAAATGTATGATAACAGTACACAGGCAAGACCCTACATTTAATTTAGCTGAATTACACTTTAATAAAATTAAACCACGTTCAAACGGAAATATTGGAATGATTGAAATTTGGTTTGATAAAGAAAAATTGTGTTACTTTGAACAATCAAACCCAGCACCTAATGTATATGAAAAAACTTTTGCTTGTAAACAAACAATTTAAAAACTAAAAAAATGGAACTTGAATTATTAAGTAGCAGAATAAACTTAAACCACACTTGTTTAAAATTACAAGTAAGCATTGAAGACATAAAAACGAAACACCCTAACCGAACAGATTTAATAAGTTCAATGGAGCAAAGTTTGTACGAAATAAAAAAAGCAATGGTTGTTTACCAAACGTTAGAAAAAGAATTTAGAGCGACAAGACAAATTAACTTTGATTTACAGCATATAAATTTAGAGTTGAAACAGGAAATACAAAATTTTAAAAGACAAATAGAGTTAAACAATATGGAACTTTGAAAATACGAACTAAAAAATGTTTTAACTGCAAAGAAGAATTTGCACCGTTCAGCACACTACAAAAGTTTTGTTTAAAAAACGAATGTATAAAAGCAATGGTTGAAACGCAAAAGTTAAAGGAATGGAACAAGAAGAAAAAGAAGTTAGTTGAAGACTTAAAAACCGCAAACGACTATTTAAAAATTGCTCAACAGGTTTTCAATAAGTTTATCCGTGTTCGTGACGCTGGACTAAATTGTATTTCGTGTAATAAACCGCCTAAAAAAGAAAATGCAGGACACTACTATTCACAAGGTGGACATTCAGCAGTAAGGTTTGACGAAGACAACGTACACTTGCAATGCGAAGCTTGTAACACTTATTTAAGCGGTAACTTACTTAACTATCAAATAGGCATAGAAAAACGAATAGGAGCGCAAAGATTAATGGAGCTTCAGGCGAAAGCACACGATGTTAAAAAATGGACAAAAGACGAACTAAAAGAATTAATAGAAATTTATAAAAATAAATTAAAAAAATAGTTGTTTATTAAATAACTATTCTTATATTTGCATATATTATTAACTTAAATTATTTAACTATGAAACATTTATTTAAAAGTTTAGCAGCGTTCCAACAAGAAGTTCCTGTTATTCACAAAGCAACACAAGGTTACGGTTACACCTACGCAGACTTGCCGAAAATCTTTGAAGTAATAAACCCACTACTAAAAAAACACGGTTTAGGGTTTACACAATTACTTAATTCAAAGGATGGCGAAAACTATTTAGCTACTATTTTATTTCACGTTGAAAGCGGTGAAAGTTTAGAAAGCAATACTTTAATTCCACAAATTGAATTAAAACAAATGAATTTATACCAAAGTTTCGGAAGTGGAACAACCTACTTTCGTCGTTACTGTTTGAGTTCAATTTTGGGTATTGTTTCGGAAAAAGATTTGGACGCTTCTGGAGAACAAGTAAAACACGAACCAAAGAAACCAACGATAACAAACGAGCGTTTTCAAAAAGCAATTGATGCAATAGGTAAAGGAGAATTTACAACAGAACAATTAATTTCAACCTATTCTTTGACACCTGCACAATTAAAAACGTTAGAAGTATGAAAATACGTTGTTCAGCATTGGGGCGGTTAATGACCGCTCCACGCACCAAGACCGAAACATTAAGCAAGACCGCAAAGAGTTACATCCAAGAACTTGTTTTGGAAGAAAAATTCGGTATTAAAAAAGAATTTTCAAGTAGATACACCGACAAAGGTTTACAATGCGAAGACGAAGCAATTAGCTTGGTAAACGATGTTTTGGGTTTAGGGTTTATTTTTAAGAACGAAGAACATTTTAATAACGATTGGATAACAGGAACACCGGACGTAAACACGAATGAAATTTTATTAGACATAAAATGCAGTTACGAAGCTCACACGTTTCCGTTCTTTGAAGACGAAATACCTACAAAAGATTATTACTATCAATTACAGGGTTATATGTGGCTAACAGGCAAGACCGAAGCACTACTTTGTTATTGTTTAGTCAATACTCCGTTAGAAATAGTTGAAGACGAAATACGCAGGGAACATTGGAAACAATTTAAAATTGACGAAGACGCAGAAATTAGAGAATACGTAGAAAAGAAACATAACTTTGACCATTTGCCAGAACAAACAAAAGTAAAAGTCTTTAAAATAGAACGAGATGAAACAGTAATTTGGGAAATACAAAACAAGGTTGAAGAAGCAAGGATTTATTTTAACAGTTTAATTGAAACAATATGAAAGCAATACTTGAATTTAATTTACCTGAAGACAAAGAAGATTTTGAATTTGCAAACAACGGAATTAATTACTATTCAGCATTGTGTGAGTTTGACAATTGGTTAAGAAGCGAATATAAATACAACGGCAAAGAAGAAATGTTTGAAGTAAGGGAAAAACTAAACGAATTTATTAACGAAAACAACGTGAAAATATGAAAGAAAAAACAATAGCAATTATTATTTGGATAGCAATTTATGGTTTTGCTGCCGTTGGTATTTACAATTTATTTAATTGGTTGATATGAACATACAAATACAAGACAAAAACGTTTTAAGCGTAATGGCTAAATTTAAAGAACGTTCAGAAGCGGGAATAAAGAAATACAAGACAACGTTAGAACGAACCGATTTAAGCACGTTAGAATGGCTTACACACGCACAGGAAGAAGCAATGGACTTTGTTCTATACTTGGAGCGATTGAAACACGAATACAAACAATTTAAATAAATAAAAATGGAAACAAGAATTAATACAGGTGCAATTTTTAAGAACGACAACAAAAAAGCGGAAAACCACCCAGACTACAAAGGCAAGGTAAACGTAAACGGCAAGGATATGGAAGTAGCGTTATGGTTGAAGACTTCCGCAAAAGGAGTTAAATTTATGTCGGCTTCATTTAGTGAACCATTTGTAAAGAATGAGCCACAAATAAAAAATAATGAGCCACAAATTAACGGAACATTAAAGCAAACAATTATACACGAAAGCAATTTCGATAACGATGACTTACCGTTTTGATATGTACATACAAGACGAACAATTAAGAAGTGAAGTAAAAAAGATTTTAAGGTTAAAAACACGAAACAGCATCGTAAAAGAAATACAGGACAAAGGAAACAAATTCCACTTTTTCCAGCTTACTAATTTTTTAGAAGGCAAAGACGTTTCACTTTCAACGCTTAAAAAAATAGATTGCTTCGTAAACAAATAAAATTTTTAGATTAAAAACGTAGGCGCAGACTTAATTGTTTGCGCTTTTTCTGTTCTACACAACTAATTGTTAATAAATTCGTTTTGTTATTGTTGAAAAATTAATCATACATTTGCTTAATATCTAAACAATATAAATTGGAATGGTTAAATAAAGTTGCGAAGCATCACAACGAATGGGTTAAAATGGTTAATCAATTTGGCGAGTATTTCTTTGCTGAAGACATAGTCCAAGAAACTTACATAATGTTAATGAAATGGAGCAGCGAAGAAAAACTATTTAAAGACGGAAACATAAGTAAAGGGTATATGTGGTTAGCTTTAAAAAATACTTTCCTTCAGCACGTGAACAAAAACAACAAAATCAAATTTATACCTTTAGACGATGTATATAATTTAGCAGAAGAAAACAACACCGAAGAAAACGAAGCTTACAACGACTTGTTAAATAACGTAGATTTAGAGTGTGATAGTTGGCATTGGTACGACAAACAATTATTTGAACTGTACAAAAACACGAATAAAAGTTTACGACAAATAAGTAGTGAAACAAACATAAGTGTAACAAGCATATTTAACACGGTTAAAACTTGCAAAAAACGAATTAAAAATAACGTAGGTGAAGACTACCAAGATTTTATAAACCAAGATTACGAACTAATAAAAAAGAAAAAATGAAAAGTACAGGATTAGGCGATACAATCGCAAAAATTACAGAAGCAACAGGAATTGACAAACTTGTTAAATTTGTTGCAGGTGAAGACTGCGGATGCGACGAACGTAAAGAAAAGTTAAACAAACTATTTCCGTATGCAAAACCATTGTGTTTAACAGAAGACGAGTTTAACACGTTAGACGCTTATTTTAAGCAAAACACGAACACACTTACAAGCGATGAACAAACAAGTTTAATAGCAATTAACAACAGGGTACTAAATCAAAAATTAACCTTCAGCACTTGTTCAAGTTGTTTAAGAGATTTAGTAAGTAAGTTAAGAGTAATTTACAACGAATATACTCCAGAACAAACAGAAGATGCAAGTAGCGAAGGTTAAAATTAACAGCATAAAGACGAACCCAAAAAACCCACGTTTAATAAAAGACGACAAGTTTAAAAAGTTAGTCAATTCAATTAAGGAATTTCCGCAAATGTTAGAACTACGACCAATTGTAGTAGATGAAAACAATATTATTTTAGGTGGAAATATGCGACATAAAGCTTGTATTGAAGCAGGACTAAAAGAAGTTTATATTGTACAAGCAAAAGATTTAACCGAACAACAAAAAGACGAATTCATAGTAAAAGACAATGTAGGTTTTGGAGAATGGGATTGGGATATTTTAGCTAATGAATGGGACACGGACAAATTAACGGATTGGGGTTTAAGTTTACCTGTTTATTTTAATGATAGCGATGAGTTAGGAACTGACTTTAATTTACCTGAAGGAGACAAAGCACCATTCCAACAAATGACTTTTACTTTAGCAGATGAACAAGCCGAACAAATTAAAAATGCAATAACAGATATTAAACAAACTGAAGAATATAAATATTGTGAAACATTAGGCAACGAAAACACGAATGGAAACGCACTTTATTTAATTATAATGCAATGGGCAGAGCAAAGGAAATAATCGTAAAAGTAATACCAAGTAAAATTGCAAATGAGTTTGTAAAGAAAAACCATTATAGCGGTAAGGTAGTTCCAAATAGCAATTTACATTTTGGTTGCTTTTTAGATAATCAGTTGCACGGAGTTATGCAATACGGAAGTCCATTTATGAAAACAAAAGTTTTACCATTAGTAGAAAATACTAATTGGAATGAAATGTTAGAATTAAATAGAATGGCTTTTGATAATTATTTACCAAAATATAGTGAAAGTAGATGCATAGCAATAAGTATTAAATTAATAAAGAAAAACGCACCGCAAATAAAATGGATTTTATCTTTTGCAGACGGTACACAATGTGGGGATGGAACTATTTATAGAGCAAGTGGTTTTGTTTTAACTTCAGTAAAAGAAAATAATAGTATTATAAAACTTTCAAATGGAGATATTGTAGCTTCAATGACTTATACAAAAGGAAAAAATATTTTAAAACAAGGTGGCAGAGCAGGAATACCAAAAGACGCAGAAAAGTTAAATGGTAATATGTTTAGGTATATTTACTTAATAGACAAAACTTGCAAAATAACAGTTCCAATACTATCATTTAGCGAAATAGACAAACAAGGTGCAGGAATGTACAAAGGAGAAAAAATAAGTTTAGAACAAAGAAAATTACAAGCGTCGGAAGCATAAAAGTTAATGCGTTAATCATACCAGATTAAAGAAGGGGTGCGATACCACCCCGACGCTCAAATAAACAGTGAAATAACAGAGAATTATGGCTGATAAATTAGATAACTTAAAACCATTTGAACAAGGCGAAAGCGGAAACCCTGCAGGACGTCCGAAAGGAAGTAGAAACCGAAGCACAATAGCACGTCTTTGGTTAGAAACAACACAAAAAGCAAAGAACCCAATAACAGGCGTTGAAGAAATTTTAACACAAGAAGACTTGGGAACTTTAGCAATGGTTAAAAAAATGCGCGACGGCGATGTTTCAGCATACAAAGCACTTATGGATAGTGGCTACGGTGCGCCTGTTCAACAAATAGAACAAACAAATATAGAACAACCTTTATTTCCTGATGTTAATACGGACGACTGCAATTAGTAAGATTGCAAAGTTAGACAAGCGAATAAAAATAATTCAAGGCGGTACTTCAGCGGGTAAAACTTTTGGCGTTATTCCTTTATTAATTGACATAGCGACAAAGCACAAAAACACGGAAATAAGTATTGTAGCTGAAAGTATTCCACACTTACGAAGGGGCGCATTAAAAGACTTCGTTAAAATAATGCGTTGGAGTAACAGTTTTTTTGAAGACAAGTTTAACAAATCATTATTACGATACGAATTTTCAAACGGTTCTTACATTGAATTTTTTAGTGCAGACGATAGCAGTAAATTAAGGGGTGCAAGGCGTGATATACTTTATATTAACGAATGTAACAACGTAACATTTGAAAGTTACAACGAACTTGCAATACGTACAAAAAAACGAATATACCTTGACTTTAACCCAGCGAATGAATTTTGGGTACATACGGAACTAAAAGACGAACCCGACACAGACTTTTTAATTTTAACGTACAAGGACAACGAAGCACTCGATGAACGAATAGTAACGGAAATAGAAAAGAACCGCTTAAAAGCAACGACAAGCAGTTATTGGGCTAATTGGTGGCGAGTATATGGCGAAGGACTTGTCGGAATGTTAGAAGGAGTTATATTTAGTAATTGGAAACTAATTGACACAATACCGCCTGAAGCACGGTTACTTG